CCCCGCATGCGCAGGTCGCCCTGGGCGATAGCCAGCCGCACCGCCGGGTCCGCAGCGGAGACCTCGGCAGCGTACAGCGAGGTCAGGGACTGAGCCAGCTTCACCCGGGCATCCACCTGGGAGAGCGCCAGTTCAGACGCGAGCTGAGGGCCGAGCATCAAGGTCTTGATGTACTCGTTCGCCGCGTTGAGCGCCGTCTGGGCAGAGTCGAGGACCGCACGCACGGCGATGCGGGCGTTCTCCACCCCCGTGTCAAAAGACTTCACCGCGACCTCACGGCTCTGCTCAGCCAGACGGCGTTGAGCATCAAGGCGGATCTGGTGGATCTGCCCAGTCAGCATGCCGGGAGGCATGCTGAAGCCTCGGTTCGCCCAAGTCGCGGCGGCCTCGTTCTCAGCGCTGAGCGCATCCAGCGCCACCCGGGCGCGGTCACGTTCCCAGATCTGGCGCTCGATGGCCGGGTCGATTCCGACGCCGCCATCGATCGCCCGATCCAACCAGTCCATGGCCTTGGTATACGTGGCCTGCTGAGGGAAGTACAGCGTCAGGAAGTCCTCCAGCTTAGTACCGAAGGACACCTCCAGAGCCTGCCGGATGGCATCGTACTCACGCACGGCTTCCGACGGGTCGAGCCCAATGTCCGGCTTTTGCGGCAGGGCCACGCCGCCGGTGATCTGCGGGACCACGACCGGGGCCCAGGCGTCCGCGACCTGGATCGCCGACCGAGACTGGTTCTGAGCTTCCAGGGTCCGGCTCTGGGCCATGTCCCACAGCAGGTTGAAAACGTCCGAGACGACTTGCGATGCACCGCCAGTGAACGACATGATCAGATCCTCCGCGCCGTCTCGGCGACCAGGGTTGAGATAGAGCTGAACTCGAAGTCCGAGCCAGCGGTGTTGCCGAGTTCAAACCCGAAGTAGTTGGCACGCATGCCCTTGCCAGGCGTGACGCGCTGGGTCTGCAGCTCAGGGCTGAAGTCGCGCATGGGGTAGGTGTAGCTGACCCCCTCTGCGCTGACCTTGACGTACATCTGCCCATCCGACTTGATGCCCAAGTAGATCTGCTCCAGTCGTTTGAGCCTGTCAGATCCGAAGCGCTTGAGCCCGAAGTCAATGCGAGCGCTGATGGGCTCGCCATCGTCGCTGTCACCACTCAGTTCGAAGATACCTGCGTCGCTGACGCCCACATAGTAGCCCCCGATGTTGGCCAGTGATTCGAAGGGGTAATTCTCGTACCGCGTCGATCCACCGGTCGAGGCGTTGGCCACCCAGGTGTCCACGAATGCCCCAGGCACATCGATCGGGACCTCGAACCAGAAGATCGACCGCGCATCAACGACCTCCTCCGTGGAGGTCGACATGGCGACGCTGAACCCAGCGGTGAACTCGACGGCCTCATCGGCGGCATCAGTCGCACTCAGGTCAAAGTCGATACCGAACTCGGGCACGATGCGCGTGTCGAAGACAGCCACGCTAGAGAGCCCGGCATCGATACCGAACACCGCCGTTACACTCCCGCGCCCAGCAGATGAGTCCCACGAGCGTGCAGTCATCGACTTGAGTGAGGCGCGGCTGAGCCCGAGCGGACGGTCTGAGCTGAGGGCGACCACTCCTGCGAGAGTTGCACTGCCCGTACCCAGCTCACCGTTGAGCATGCTGCTCGCCCCGACCATCGGGTTCAGGACGGCTTGGGACTCGTTCGGGCGCTCAACAGGCCAGGACCCGGCATAAGTCGCAGCAGACAGGCCGGTCAAGCGGGCGAAGCTGCCCGCGTACGGCTTGTTCGATGACGCGGCGTACATCCAGCCCAGGTCTGCGACGCTGCGCTGCAGGATGCCTGAGCTGGCAGTGATCCCGAGCAGTACGGCCTCGGACGAGTCGTAAGCTCCCTCGAACGTGCGTCCTCGGAGGGCCGGGAACACCGCCGCCGACGTACCGTTCTGACTGATGTCGATGAACTCAGGGTCGAGCACGGCGTTTTGGTAGCCGTACAGCGCTGCGCTCAAGAAGAGAGGTTCCTCCGCACCGAATGGCAGCTCCTCCGTGGCGAGTACAACCTCGCCCTGCATCAGCGTCAGCGTGCGGCCTTCGCGACGCAGATCGAATGTGTCCGCCGAGGAGTACGTGCCCAGGTTCTCGTTCGTGCGGAGGTTGCGCACAGAGGTGCCCGTGAACAACAGCCCACGGGGGATGTGGTTGTACCCAGAGGTCGGCTGACTGAGACGGGTCAGACCGATGGCCACAGTACTGCGGTCGGCGATCTTGAACCGAGCGATCGCGTTGCCGACGCTTCGCACTGACCGGCCGTAGGCGGTCCAGCCTTCCGGCGGGTAAAAAACCCGTTGCTCGGGGCGGGCGGGGATCGCTTCCTGGGCGGGGATAGTGCGCCGGACCTCTAGCCGACCGCCGACGATCTGGTACAGCCCCTGACCGTTGGGCGGCACGGCGTACCAGCCGAGTCCTGCGCCCGGCTCGTAACCGGACTGAGACTGGGGGCGGGCCTGAACCCAGGTAACGTCTTGGTTGAACTCGACCGCAACGACATCGAAGTACTCGACGACGGTGTATGCGGGTCGGTAAGGCTGTCCAGGCTGAGCAGGCGTGATGCTGAATGAGCCGGTGCGAATGAGGTTGTTTGGCATCAGAGGCCCCCTTTACGGTAGTCGCTGGCCCAAGGGGCCTGCGGGGTGAGAAGCGCCGGTCGCCCACGGAAGCGCAAGGTCGTCAGCAAGGTGAAGTTGGTCAGCTGCAAGGCCGAGCCCGGCGCGGCGCCGCCAGCAAAAATCTCGGCGCGGCGCCGCCATTGAACACCATCGTTCGAGACGAACATGGAGTACTGACCGTCATACATGGGGCATGCCAAAAGCGTGCGCGACAACGCAGTTACCCCGCCCGTGAGCTTACTGGCGAAAGGCATGTCCCCAAGCGACGTGACAGATGTCGGCGTCACCCAGACCACATCGCGAGGCTGGTCCTGACGGTCAGCGGTACTGACCCCCGGCCGCGTAAACAGCAGAAGTCCGGGCTCATCGTCGTGGGTCCACTCGATCGCTCCCCCGGTAGCAAAGTCGATCGCGCGGTCAATCGGCCCGTCAAACAAGGTGTGCGAGACGGTGAACGCACCTGTGCTCTGGTCGCGCACACCCACTTTGACCCGCCCTTGCACCCCTGCACCAACGGTTACCACGTAGGGCACGACGGCCAGGAACATCCAGAGGTCGGGCGCGGGGTTGAATCCGCGTAGCAGGATGCGGCGGATAGCTGTATTCCACAGCGGCACGATGCCGCCGACCGCTGCTGGGATCAGGACAGTCTTGAGCGAAGCTAGTTCAGGGCCGAACACAGGCGTCAAGTCCTGCACCGCCCACGAGCGGCCCGCGTCGGCGCTGGCGAAAAACAGCGCCCCGGGAGTTGCGGCCAGGTTCACGATGGATCCTGAGTAGCTGGGAGTGAAGCTGGGGCATGTAGCGACCACGTGCTGAGGGCCGAAGAACGCCAGTTCGGGCACCCCGTTCAGTTGGTTCGTGGGGCACGGCAGGTCTGCACTGGTCGCGCCGCTCCGAGTCAGCACAGTGATGCTCGGGATCAACTGCCCTCCAACGACCTTGAGCCGCTCGATCAGGTTCTGGGGCGTCGGCTCTCCACCGACCTGGGCAACACGCTCGCCGGTGAGGGCCCCGAGCGAGTTGCTGCCTTCAGTAAGTACAGCGGACGTGCGGACATAGCGCTCCTCAGGAGGAGACGAGCCGTCCGTGGTGCTGGTCACGATGTTGTACACCGCCACTGGACGCCCGTCGAAGCTCGACGCGTCCCCCAAGAACGCAACCTGCGAGACCTGTGCGAGCCCCGCGCCAAAGAAACCGAATGCGCTTCCTGCGGGCGCGGGGAGCTGTGCAAACTTGCCCCGCCCAGACGTAGACTTGGCCAAGGCGCCCAGGCCGACTGAGTACAACCCGTCGAGCTGCTGGTCCGGGTTAGGAACCTTCCCGAACGTCGTCAGGAAGTGCCCAGACTTGCGCACCTCAGAGCCGTCTGCCGCACGTGCGCGGAGGTACGGGGCCTTGACGGCATCGAGTGCCTGAGCTTTACGGTTGCCTTGAGGCGTCCACTTCCCGCGCGACTTGACGAGCTTCATCACAGCACCTCGTAGGTGCCGACAAAGCCTGTCCAAAACTGCTGCAGCGTCGCAGCATCGAAGGAGATCTTAAAGGGCGCCACTTGCACGGGGGTGAACGACTGCCGGTTCGACATCACGATGCGCTTCAACTCACCCAAGGGGCCGGGGGAGTTGACTGAGGCATCGACGATCACCCCACCGCCACCTGAGTTGAGCAGGGTGACCGTTTTGTTGGGCAGTACCGTCATCGAGTCTGGCATCCACCCTTCGGACGGGCGCGAGATGTTCGTGCCGAGGATCCTCAAGGTCGTCGAGTTGACCTCTGTCAACTCGACTTCATAGAAGAACCCTTCTAGGTCTGACTCGAACATCAGGAGGATCTGCGTAAGCGTGGCGCACTGCACCGTGACGGCAGATGGGCCGGAGACGAATGAGTAGGGGGGGATGCGGCGCTGGACGCCGAAGCCTGGGCCATCATAAGTGCCGGCGACGAACGTGTTGAATGCACTCGTCGGCAGCACTGACACGATAAACGGCTCGCTATCGGAGCCGAACGCGCGAGGCTGGAGCACTAAGTTCCCACTTACGACGCTCGCGGCCTGAGTCAGTGAGGGCAAGTCCGAACCCAGCGCCAGCAACGTCATCGGCGGCAAACCTTCGACGACCTCTACTGCACGGTGTTCATACACCTCCCCCGATCCCGCCCCGACGCCCACCGTCTGTCTGGTGAAGTTACCGGGGGCGGCGAACGTAGTCTGGATGAATTGGCCGTCCACGGGAGGCGTACCGCCGCCACCGCCACCGCCACCGCCGCCGCCGCCGCCGCCGCCGCCACTCGGGTATGTGACCGCCTCGGACGACAGTAGTTCGACTGACAGTAGGCGGGGAGTCTGCGTGGTCTCGCCGGAGACGATCGGAGTCGAAGCGAACACCACGAGGTCGAACTCTTCGACCCCATCGACAGCGGCTGCGAAACCCACGCCGGTAGCGATCACAAACCCATCTACCAAGAACGACATGTCGCCCGAAGACCTGTCGAGCGAGAACCCGATTTCAATCGGGAACGAAACGCCCGGCGCGACTGTTGTGGAGTACTCCGTGATGGTCGGGCTCAACGCCATCCCCACAGCCGAAACTGAGCCATCGCCGAAGGACAGTGCAAATCCGGCGACCTCGCCTACCGTCCGCCCCCGCACCAATACCTGCACATCCCAGAACGGCCCCGCAGAAGGTACGGGTGCATCCAGAAACAGGCTCGCTTCAAAGCTCGCAGTGGCCGGCGCGTCGAACGCCGACTTGACGGCCCCGGCGTATTCGCCTCCAACCAGGTACTGCCCCCTGACGCCTACTCCATCCCCGACCAACGGGGTCTCGAACCCGCCAGTCTCAGGAAAGAAACTGATGGCGCTGGCCCACGGGAGGCCCGTCGCAGGGGCCGTACCGATCAGGTTCTGACCTAACGGTACGGCCGAGAAGTCATGGCTGACTGCGGTGGGCATGGGTTCCTCAGCCGGCGAAGGTCACCGAGTGGAAGTCGATCGTCTGTGTCGCGCCCGAAGTCAACGAAGCGCTGGTCAGGTTCATATCGGCGCCGACAGTGGCCACCGACCCTTGGTACCGGGGCGCCGAAGTGCTGCTGGCATCACTGTCCGCAGTCAAGACGTGACGGTAGAACGTAGCAACGCCGCTGGCGCTGTTGACGCCGCTCCAAGTCTCGGAGGGATTTTTCTCCAGAGTGCCGGCTGCCGCAGACGATGCGAACGTGATGCCTGCCCCGCCGTTACGGATTACGCACAGCAGCGTCGCTGCGCCGATCCCGTCATTCGCGGATGCCGGCACGGCGCCCGCATAGATGCGGATCTCGCTACCTGCATCGAAGATGCTCTTGAGGCTGCCTCCTGCCAAGAGTTGGTTGCGCAGGCCGGTGGACATGCTGATGGGCATGATTGACTCCTATCAGGAAGAAATGGACACACCGGTCGGGCCGGCAAACACACGGAGCACGGAGTCGGCAGCCATCACGCGAGGTGATGGGAACCGCACGACCGCGAGCAACACCCCCGTCGTCGCACCCTTTGTCGGCGCGGAGACGATAAACGCACCTCGGACGGTGCGCGAAGAGCTGAAGTTGAACTCGGCCAGGTTGCTGGCGTTCGACACTGCGCCTGCAGCCACTGCGCCGGTCACCAGCGGCACTCGCGCGGACTGCGTGTACGCCGTACATTCCGTGGCCAGTCCCGGCAGTGTCTGCGCCGTCACGTCAGGTGTGGGCGTGTAGTCGCCCTCGAAAAGACCGATGTACCACTGAGGCACCTGAGTCTCTTGCTTCAGCGTGACGCCGAGCATGTGGTTGAGTCCTTGAATAGGCACCATGGCCGCTTCCTTTCAGTCAAGTGCCCGCGTCAGGGGCTTTGGAAATCATTGGGCCCACGCCGGAGCGCGACGACACGAACCACCGTTCACCGGCGGACTCACGCAGCACTGTCGAGGCGCGAGCGGCGGGCGAGAAATTCAAGGCTGCGTCCTGAACAAGTTCGACTTCACCTGCCTCGGACGCGGAGACCATGCCGCGCGGGCTCATCCAGGCACAGCGCTGAACACCCTCAGTCGGCCCCGGCACAGCGACGTCGCTACCGAACACTGCGCCGAATGGCAGCACGGCCGGCGACGCCTGAGGCGGCAACGAGTCGAACCAATAGGTCTGGTCCGCGCACACGTACACCCCCCGTGAGGTGGGCGCCACGACGGTGATCGGAGCCTTGAAAGAGATGAAGCCGCCCGCAGGGTTGTACAGGCCGTGCCGAAACGGCTCAGACATGAAGAGCGTGTTACCTGAGGCCACGAGCAGGCGTCCAAGCGCATGGCGCACGATCCGCCCCGGAGGCATGGCGACAAGCCCCGCCGTGTCCAGAGGCCAGCCGGTGTCGTCGAGTACGGAGTAGACAAACGAGCCGAGGAGAGACGCCCCGACGTAGGTCATCACCTCGCCGTTCGGCCCGGTCGCGTAGATGCGAGATCCCGGCGTGAGATTCGACAGGGTGATGGACCCGCTGGCAGGCACGTCGATCTGTACCGGCCAGGTCGGGGCGCCTTCGCCCGACGCCGAGAACAGTGTGAACGCGAGCATGTACCGGCCCGCCGGCAACGCGCCCGACCCTACGGTGATATCCGGCACAGCAGGGGTCTGCGGGACGAGCGGTGCGGAGGTCTGGGACACACGTTGAATGCTCACGCCGTCAGACCAGACAACGCTGCCGTCGGGTGCCCGAGAGAAAGACACGTGCCCCGGGGCGGCTGCGGCGAGCGGTTCGACGACCAGCGCGGGGGTGAATGTCAGTCGGCTGACCTGCCCGGCAACGACGGCGTATCCGTCAGGCTTGCCGTCGCCCCAGACGCACCGCGTGGGCAGCTCGCTCAGGTTGATGTACCCCTGCCGGCGCAGAAGCTTCCCCTTCGACGTCAGGTCGCAGTTCACCGCATCCCGCATATACGATGCTGGAATGTTGGAGGCGAGCCGAGTGGCCAGGGCGTCCGGGGCAAACCGATTGCTGACGCCGGGGGTCACGTCGGGGAATGTCTGCTGGGTCGACATGGGGCGATTCTATACCCGCTCGATCAAAGATAGTGGAATAGGTGCGCCCGCAAACGCCCAAGGAGACCGGCGTTTGCGGGCGCGGTAGAGGGTTGGGTCAGAGGTTCCCGCTCCGATGACGGCCCACCCTCTACTGGGGCCTGAGTCATTCAGTCCGACCTTCGACGAGTGCGCTCCTGCTCAATGTCGATGATCTTGTTCAGTTGGTCTGCGACCGCTGCGTACTGGGTTCTGCACTCGGCGATCGCTGCGGCTGCGTCGAAGTCTGTGGCGTACTGCTCTGGCCCGTCATCTGGAGGTCCTTCAGGGGCGGTGGGCGTTTCATCAGCTCGGGCGGCAGGCGCGGGCACTCGACCTGTACGGTTGAGCACGCGGACAGCAGGAGCATCGAGGCAACGGCGACCAGTCGTGAGACGGGCGAGCTGGGCGTGAGCTTCGTCCAGGTCTTCGTTGAGGATGCGGACGACTTCGGCATGTTGCTCTCCTTGTTTGCGGTACTTCGCTTCTAGTTCAATCAGGGCTGCCCGGCTGGTCGCGCGGCGCTCGGCCTCGTCGCGGGCATGAGCCTGCCAGCCGAACGCATACGCCGCGAGGTGTGTCAGGATCAGGGCCAGCAGACCGAGAGCCAGGATCAAGATCTCGCGGCGGTCAGGCATCACAGCTCTCCCAGGCATTTCGCCCGCGTGCGCAGACGGTCTTTCCAGAGCCCCGAGCACACGCGGTTGCCGGGCGTGGAGCAATCCACACCTCCGGCGTACTTGTACTGCAGGATTGCCTCGCAGGCACCACGGTAGTCACCGGCATGCAAGTGCCGAACGATCACACCAGGGCCGCCGGTACGAGGGTTCGTACAGAAGTTGCGGGCGCCGATGTTGTGAATCAGCTCCACATAGGCGTCGTACTCGTGCTGGTAGAGCGGCACGTTGGCGCAGGCCTTGAGCGACCGCTCGTAATTGCCGGCTTCACGCAGCGTGCGTTGGGCGGCCTGCACGACGGTGACGGTGTCGCCCATCCTGACGCCCTCGGTACTGCCGAAGCCGATTGTGGGTACGCGTGTACCGTGGACCGGGTCTGGATACGCAACAGGGCTGAAGCCCTCACGCGTCATGATGCCGACGATACCGGCAGCACTCAGGCTCAGGGCGGCGGCAATGACACGGACCTTGTTCACAGGTAGTCCCCCCGGATGGCACGCATCTGGACTTCGTGCCGCTCTTGCTGACGCTTGTCTTCGCGCCGCTTGAAGTAGATGTTGACCGCCAAGCCGACGACTGCTGCCAAGATGCCGACGAGTGAGACAGCTTCGCTGGAAGCGATCCAGCCAAAGAAGCTCGCGCCGGCCCCGGCGTAGGTCACCTTCGACGCGGCAGCAGCGACGGCAGTATCGATGTTGGTGTGGTCTTGCATATGCGCGTCAATAGTTCAGCGATGTGTTACTAACTTGCTTCCAGCTACCAACCGTATTCGTGCCGTCGCACACGCACAAGTTGCCGGAAACAATGCCCCCGGCTGCGGTAGCCCCGTTATGTACGGCCGTTTGAGCTTGCGTTCGCGCCAGCCTCGTGACGTCTACTGGCATGGAGCCGTCCGGGTTAAACACCGAGAAGTTCGCCCCATTCATGTTGGCGAACACGTTCCCGGTGTAGACCAAGCCGGCTACACGCAGGCGCACGTTCGCGGTCCTACCCGCATCAGCGCCATAGAAGTTGAACAGGCCCACTGTCGGCGCGATAGACGAGAATCCGAAGATGTTCAGGTTCAAGCTACGGCTGTTGTTGTCCTGCTCGACCAGAACCTTGTAGCCGTCACCGCCGCCGCCTTTGAAGTTGATGGTGGGGGTGCCGGTGAAGCTGCCCGGACCGACAGCTTGGCCGTTAGCCGACAGCCGGATGTCGTTGAAGTTGATCTCTTTGACCGTGGGCGCACCATTGGTCTGCAGTAGGTAGCACGTTCCGGTGGCCACCGGGTTACCCGCTTGGGTCCCGTTGAAAGTGATCGAGCCGATGATGGCGTTTGACCCTTGCAACGTGACCAAGCCGCCTCCGCTGAAAGGGCTGTGGCGCGCACCACTGACGATGATCTGGTCGATGTTGGCCCAGTTCACGTCGATCTGGCAGCCATCGCCGTAGAACAGGTCGCCGGCGAGCGTGTCAAACGTGAGCGTGCCTATATCCAGATTGACGCCGCCCCCATCGTTGTTGACGCGGGTGGAGCCGTACACGTTCCGCACGGTCAGCGACTCGATACGGCCTGCGACAGACACGTAGCCGTTACCAACACCCACGGCATCCCAGCCCTGGAAGTCTTGTCCGTTGTAGCCGTCTGGTGTCTCGATGCCTACGCCGTCGATCAAAATCTGACCGCGCATCCGGTAGATGACAGCGTTGTTGCCGTTACCGGTATTGCCGTTCGGGTAGATCACCGCCGCAGCAGTGTTGTGGGAGTGCCGGGGGCGGATGTTGCGCATGGTTCCGCCGTGGAAGTCGCCGCCCAGGTCAAAGCCGCTGCCCAGCATGTATTGGGTATAGAGGAAGCCGTCGACGGGCTGAAAGATGGCCGGATCGTCACCGTAGGTGCCGCGCACATTCTCAATCAGCGGATTCCATGCCGGGCCATAGACGTGTACGCCGTCGCTGCCGGTATCACCCTCCAGGCCCTGCACATGCAGGTGCCAGACGTCTTGCGCCATGACAGCGTACTTGCGGGCGGCTCGCACTGTCAGATCAACACGCGGGTGTCGGACGCGACGCAACACGACGGCGTGGTCATGCCAGTCGTTGGAAGCCACAAATGGCTGCGTCCCGAACTGCATGTCAAGCGTTCCACCGCCAACGATACTGATGTTGCCGTCCGCAGCAGAACCCTGGAGCATCGGCACAACGCCGACCAGGCGACTGGATGTAACCTGCCGCCCCTGCGTGGCGAATGGGGAGTCGGCTAACTGGTAGGTGTTGGCTGTGAGGCCAGTCTTGATGACGTAGTAGACTTGGCCGGCGGTAAAGCCTCCCGGAGGCAGCCCCAGGAACTGAATGGCCTGTCCAGCCACGTAGCCGTGGCCGTTGTGCGTGAACACGCCAGGGTTGGCCACTGTCTGACTGGTAGACACCCCCTCAACAGCTGACGGGGGTGGCGCAAGGCTGGACCCGCCGGCGATCGACATGTAGAAGCGGACGCTGTCTTCGCTCGGGACATCGTAAATCGGCCAAATGCCGTTATAGATGTTTCGGCCGTCCCCCTTGATCTGGAGGTAGTTTGATGTAATGCCATGAGGATCGGCGAATACTGCCATACACATCACCAGGTGATGTCCGAACAGTTCCGGTGTGATACTGACGATGCCGACCGGCAGGCTCTCGGCGTGAGCGTTCTTGAAGATCGGGAACGTCAGGTTAGCTCGCTCCCCGCCGGTCACGGCGGTCAGAACGGCGCCTCGTTCCAGGACGACTTCGCAATCGCTCGGGACGATAAGCGTCCGGTCGATCAGGTAACGTGCCCCCGCCTTGAAGATCACTCGCCCGCCAGCCGAAAGCGCCGCCTGCGCCGCCTGAGTCGTCTGCGCGGCACTACCTGACGGCTGAACTTCGGCTCGGGTGCCGCCGAAGTTAGCGCGGTCATCCGACTTATGCCGTGGCTGAATGCCGAGGATGTCACCGTTCGTGGTGTCGACGATGAGCATGTCATCGTCGTTGATCGGACGCAGGCGCTCGCTCATGATGATCTCCAGGGTCACAGACCGCCGTACTGAACCGTGCCAGTCGAGCGGCGCACACGCGACTGCTCGCGCTGTACTTGCTTGCAGTAGTCTCGGAACGCGGCCTCGAACTCAGCGGCTTTGACGCGGTCGAAGGTGTCGGCATCCTGCTTACCGTAGGCCCGGGAGCGGACCCACTTCAGCAGATGGGTGTGGTGGTGCTCGGCGATCTCCAGGACGGAGCCCTCGTCGACGATGCTTTCCAGAGGCAGGCGGAAGATGGTCAGGTCAACAGTCATGTCGTCCGACGGCACGGGCCATGCCCGCAACTTCCCATCTTCCATGCCTTGGATCAGCGCCCGCACAGGGGCTTGCTGGCCGGTGAACCGCACGCCACGGTACTGCAGGTCCTCTGGGTTGTAGATGTCCAGAGTGCGCCCGTCGTCGGCGCGTGTGGCGGTGCGGATCTTCAGCACGCGGCTGTCCAAGTCGTACCACTGCTGCCCTGCCTGCACCACGATCTGCGTCAGATCGGACGATGCGTCGGCGATGCCGTCCGTCCAGCGGGCCCACATCTTCTGAGCGTCGTCCAGGTAGACGAAGAATTCTTCGTCCGACCACAGGTACGGCTCAGCCTGATCGGCCATCTCCGAGCGGAAGAGGGTCAGCAGCTGCTCGACTGTCATGCGGCGCCCCGCTCGGCCTTGAACTTCTCCCAAGCGGTCAGGCGCTCGCGGTCGTCGACCGGGAAGCTCACCAGAGACTTGATGGCCTTGGTGCTGGGTACGCCGGTGGCACTGAAGTCACCACGGTTCTGGCGCAGCATGATCGTCTCGAAGGCGCTGAACAGCGCTTCCTGACGCTCGTGCGGGTCCGAGGGTGCCTCGGCCTTGGGTTCGTCTTCGGGCATCTCTTCGGCAGGCACGGCGCCGACGGCGATCACCTCGTCCCACGCGTCGCGGGGCACGTAGGTGGGCTCACCTTTCTTGAACTCGATGGCATGGCCGCTCAGGGTCGCAACGATCTTGTTGCGGGCGAGAACAAACAACATGGCAGGCTCCTTGTGACAGCGGGGCCGAAGCCCCGCTCATGGTTGAAATCAGTTCGGCTGGTTCTCGTGCGCCCGGCCGGCGATGATGTACTCGACCTGGATGCGGATGCGGCCGGCGGTCGGAGCACCACCCGTATGGGTCGGGGTGATCAGCAGATCGCCGCCATCACTGACGTAGCCCGTCAGAGTCAAGGCGGCGCGTCCGGTCGTGCGCAGGTTGGCACCGTTGAGGTATCGGGTGCCGCTGACAGCGTCGCCAATACTCAGGGCGTTGGCCGAACCGCCGGCGAACGCCTGATCGACGTGCAGCGCACCACCGACGATCTGGGCGCCGAAAGGCAGGCGAATGGCGTTCACGGCCACGCCGGTGTCTTCGATCTGGTCGAAGTTCACCGTCACGTCAGCGAACAGCGGGTACTGGCGGCCCGAAGAAGGGCGAAG